GCTCTGTGGTGAGGTAAGCACGTGCAAGGCATGCCGATAAGCAGCGAGAATGAAAAATGCGTCAGAATGCGTTTTAGGAGGTTTTAAGAAATGAGTACGATAGCTGAGCTTGTCAGGGCTAATTTTCGTGAAGAGTTGGTGCGTTGGTATCGGTATCGTTCATCGTCCAGTTTGCCGCTTGATGAGTTGTATGAGCACTCACCTGCCGCACGGCGCTATCCGCGTGACCGTGTTCTTCGACGGTTGTTCAGACTCAATAATGAGTTTCAGCGCAACAGAATTATCCGGAGTCTGGATTTAAAGTGAAGGAGTGAGCATGAGCGAGCAAATATTCAGAGAGATTAAGCCACGGTTTTATCGCAAGGTAAGGGTGGTTTATCAGGACGAAAACAAGACATGTGCATACGCCATTCATAATGGTCGGTGGTCAGTGTTCGACACCAAAAACTTCGAGAAGAACTTCGAGAGGATTAAGGGTGATGAGGAAACTAACATTTGAACTAAGAAGCCCCATCCATCAGCAGAACGCCATTCAAGCTATCCAGCAAATTCTTCCAGACCCAACCAAACCAATCGTAGTAACCATTCAGGAACGCAACCGCAGCATTCGGCAAAATGCACGCCTTCACGCGATGCTATCTGAAATAAGTAAGAAGGCTACATATCACGGAAAAGCAAGAAATATTGAGTTTTGGAAGGGGTTATTCGTTTCTGGTTGGCAGATTGCAACCAACCAGCACCCTGAGATTATATCAGGGTTAGAAGGTGAGCTAATAAACATCAGAGAGAGTACGGCGACTCTATCTGTAAAAAAAATATCCGAAATAATGGACTACATAGAAGCATATTGTGCCATGAACTCAATTCATCTTAGCGAATGGAGGAATTATGATTGAGGTTTGGGTAGATATCGAAGGGATTCCATTTTATCAGGTTAGCAATAAAGGAAATTTCAGGTCTATTACGAGGGAAGTTACAGTAACATCAACCAGACAGAGGCCATATAAGAAAATAATTAATGGCACTAGTGTAAAACCATTCAAGTGCAAGTCGACAGGATATCTTCAAATAAAGGTATACGGTAAGAAATACAGCGCCCACAGGATAGTTGCGAAAGCATTCTGTACAGGGTTCTGTGATGGCTTGGTAGTTAATCACAAAAATGGGCGAAGAGATGACAATAGGGCTGATAACCTTGAATGGGTATCACATTCTGAAAACTCAAAACACGGATATAAACAAAATGGAAGAATACCTATATCGCTAGGTAAATTTAGTGGTGACCATCCTGCCAGTAAAGCTGTTATTTCTACTGACATGAAAACTGGGGAGGAGGTTTATTATGAAGCAGCTATGGATGCTGTCAGAGAAGGATTTGATAGTTCGTCAATTAGTCGTTGCTGTAATGGCGAAAGCTCATATCACAAAGGAAGATTCTGGCGATTTGCAAATGAAAAAATGAAAGCGCGATGGGGAGATCGGGCTGCATGACTATCAAATCAAATACGCCAGCACACAACAAGGACTGCTGGCAAACGCCGCTTTGGCTTTTTGATGCACTGGATATTGAGTTTGGATTCTGGCTGGATTCGGCAGCGAGCGACAAAAATGCTCTGTGTGCTCACTGGCTAACTGAGGCCGACGACGCGCTCAATTCTGAGTGGGTAAGCCACGGTGCAATCTGGAATAACCCACCGTACAGCAATATCAGGCCGTGGGTGGAAAAAGCCGCTGAGCAGTGCATACAACAGCGACAGACGGTAGTGATGCTTGTGCCAGAGGATATGTCAGTCGGATGGTTCAGCAAGGCTCTGGAGAGTGTTGACGAAGTTCGCATTATCACTGATGGACGGATTAATTTTATCGAACCATCGACGGGGCTGGAGAAGAAGGGAAACAGTAAAGGCTCCATGCTGCTGATTTGGCGACCGTTCATCAGTCCTCGACGGATGTTTACTACCGTATCCAAAGCGGCATTGATGGCGATCGGGCAGGGCGTCAGGAGGGCGGCATGAGGCGACAGCGACGAAGTATCACCGACATCATCTGCGAAAACTGCAAATACCTTCCAACGAAACGCTCCAGAAATAAACGCAAGCCAATCCCAAAAGAATCTGACGTAAAAACCTTCAATTACACGGCTCACCTGTGGGATATCCGGTGGCTAAGACATCGTGCGAGGAATACAAGGGGATTGACGCGATGATTTATCCGGGGCTATATTCCTCACACGCCAGCAAAATCTGGCGTCGGGATTGGCGTCCCGGATGAAAAAGGCGACAACAGACGCGCCAGCGTCTTTTTTATTGTCGTTTGCACAGTCACATCTCAATGGTGGGCTGTGTGGGGGCGGAGCAATCCGCGCCGGTTCCTTTTTCCCGGTTACGCCAACCCTGCACAGTTCACCACCAAGCGATTGGCGTCGCAGGTGGTGATGATTCACAAAGAAAAAGGATCATCTTATGGCCACCAAAATCGCAGTTGAAACTCTTTCCCCGATTACCCACAACCAGATCCCTGTCATAACCACCGAGCTATTGGCGCATCTTTATGGAACGGATGTTGCCAACATAAAAATGAATCATTCACGTAATCAAACTCGTTTTCTGGAAGGGAAGCATTATTTCAAAATCGTTGGCGATGATCTGAAAAATTTGCGAGTAACTTTTAGTTACCTGCAAATTTCCCCCAAAACCCGCTCCCTCATCCTCTGGACTGAACGCGGCGCTGCCCGTCACGCCAAAATGCTCGAAACCGATCAGGCGTGGGAAGTGTTCGAAAAACTGGAAGACTGCTATTTCAGCCAGTGCAAGAAAAATACTGGCAAACAAGAGAAGAAGCCCAACGGGCTTTCCGCAAAAGAAACAGACAGCCTTGTTTGGCTGTGGGATTATGCCAACCGCTCACAGGCATTGTTCCGTGAGTTGTATCCCGCATTAAAACTGATTCAGTCTGGCTATTCCGGCATATGCCACGACTACGGCTATGAGTTCTCGTATATCATCGGGAGGGCGAGGGGCGTTTTAATTAATCACACGCGGGATATAGATATTTATGAGCCTGACGGGCCGACGAACCTTCTGGCATGGGAAAGGCTTAAGAACAAAGAGTTGCCGCCTTCACTGCATCGCTACTGACAATTGACAACTTAACAAACCCAGCTTCGGCTGGGTTTTTTATTGCTGAATTTTCAATGTGAGAGGACATGACAATGCTTTTAATTCAACCTGGATTTGGCCTTAGCATCAAAAAAGGGCACATGTTTGGCGAGAAAGAGTCTCAACGAAAAATGGTGTCTATCCGGTTGCCATTTATCAGTATTTATTGGCTAAACAGGGAGGCAACAAATTATTGGTATACCTGCGCCAGAGCAGCATTTAACGACCCTGACTGGTTTGTGAAAAACCACCACGCAGTTCGTCAGGCAAAGAGAAAGGCCAACATGACATACATGAAGGCGTATAAAAAAGCATGGAAAGAACACCGCGACCGATACCAGCAAGACATGGAAAAGCTTGAATCAGAAAACATGGAATTAAGACGAAAGCTCGGTGAAGCAAAACGAGACATTGATGCTTACAAGCGACTTTTTAATGGTGAAAGCCATGCTTAGTCCATCCCAATCCCTTCAATACCAGAAAGAAAGCGTCGAGCGGGCTTTAACGTGCGCTAACTGCGGTCAGAAGCTGCATGTGCTGGAAGTTCACGTGTGCTCCGATTGCTGCGCAGAACTGATGAGCGATCCGAATAGCTCAATGTACGAGGAAGAAGACGATGAGTGAGTTAATAAATGGCAATGCCATCAAAATGACAAGCATTGAAATCGCTGAGTTGGTGGGTAAGCGTCATGACAATGTGAAACGTACCATCGAAACGCTGGCTAAAAATGGTGTTATCCGGCTTCCTCAAATTGAGGTTTCCGAAAGAATCAATAACTTAGGGTTCAATGTTCAGTACGAGCATTACGTCTTCGAAGGCGAACAAGGAAAGCGAGACAGTATTGTCGTTGTAGCCCAGCTGTCGCCGGAATTCACCGCTCGCCTTGTTGACCGCTGGCGAGAGCTTGAAGAAGCTGCGGTTAATATCCCCAAAACGCTACCAGAAGCGTTGCGCCTTGCTGCTGATCTTGCTGAGCAGAAAATGCAACTGGAAAACCAGATCGCAATTGCCGCACCTAAAGTTGAGTTTGCCGATCGCGTTGGCGAGGCCAGCGGAATTTTGATTGGAAACTTTGCAAAGGTTGTTGGTATTGGTCCAAACAAACTGTTTGCGTGGATGCGCGATCACAAAATCCTTATTGCTTCAGGTTCCCGGCGAAATGTGCCAATGCAGGAATATATGGATCGTGGCTATTTCACAGTGAAAGAAACAGCGGTCAACACAAATCACGGAATACAGATATCGTTCACCACAAAAATCACCGGGCGTGGTCAACAGTGGCTGACCAGAAAGCTGCTCGATAACGGAATGCTGAAAGTAACAGGGGAGGCTGCTTAATGGCTAAACCAGCGCGAAGGAAATGCAAAATATGCAAGGAATGGTTTCACCCGGCATTCTCAAATCAGTGGTGGTGCTGCCCGGAACACGGAACTCAATTAGCACTCGAACGACGAAGTAAAGAACGCGAAAAAGCGGAAAAAGCAGCAGAGAAGAAACGACGACGAGAGGAGCAGAAACAGAAAGATAAACTGAAGATTCGAAAACTCGCCTTAAAGCCCCGCAGTTACTGGATTAAACAAGCCCAACAAGCCGTAAACGCCTTCGTCAGAGAAAGAGACCGCGACTTACCATGTATCTCGTGCGGAACGCTCACGTCTGCTCAGTGGGATGCCGGACATTACCGGACAACTGCTGCGGCACCTCAACTCCGATTTGATGAACGCAATATTCACAAGCAATGCGTGGTGTGCAACCAGCACAAAAGCGGAAATCTCGTTCTGTATCGCGTCGAACTGATTAGCCGCATCGGGCAGGAAGCAGTAGATGAAATCGAATCAAACCATAACCGCCATCGCTGGACTGTCGAAGAGTGCAGGGCCATCAAGGCAGAGTACCAACAGAAACTCAAAGACCTGCGAAACAGCAGAAGTGAGGCCGCATGACGCTCTCAGTAAAAACCATTCCAGATAACAAGGGAGAAGTCGCATGGGCATAAGAGAACCAAACCTCACCAAAGAACAGCACGATTGGCTGAATGGCTGGCTTGAACTGTGGGGCGCATGGGTTTATTCAGGTCGTCTGGAAAAGCGCATGAGCAGCGTAATAGCGAAGTTCATGGAGAGCGTAGAGCCGGGAAGAGTTATGACAAGACCAATGTGCAATGATGATGATGGAATGTTGATTTCTCAGGTCGTCGATTCCGTCATGTACATTGACAAGAAAGCCTTTGGCATCCTCCTCAGCTACTACGCTCATGGTTCATCTAAGAGAGCAATTGCATCCTACTATCACGCGATTGCAAAGCCACGCAAGATGTGTGGACGCGGTGGCGAGGGATGGAGAAAACCTTCACTGGCAACCTGTAGAAACGAAATTGACGATATCCTGAAAGCGTCATTATTTGTTTTGTACCAACCAATGCAAAATGCTTTCAAAATGCGTAAACGTGTTGAGAAAGTTAAGCATGTTGCTGTTAAAAGTCTTGACATGCAATTAGCCATTTAGCCATAATATTCACATATGCTGCTGCTTTTGCATTCAGCAACCATCACAAGCCCACCTCCTGTGGGCTTTTTTGCATTCGCGTGCAATCAAAACAAGAGTCTTAGTGATATGGGCCTGAGATATGGTGGTGGAAACATCGCTCCGCTCTTGGCTGTCATATCTACGCGAACAGGCTCTATCCCTAAGGTAAAGCGATGAAAGAAATAAAATTAACGCCAGAAATGGTGCTTTCTGTTGTTGATTACAATCCATCATCAGGCGACTTTCACTGGAGGTGGAGGCAGGGGAGAGAGAGGACCACTTTGACATGGAACTCTCGTTTTGCTTTCAAGAAATGCTCATCAATAAATTCTGATGGGTATTTAATGATTATGATTAATGGTAAAGCATACCCTGCTCACAGACTGGCATGGTTGATTGTTTATGGCACCATGCCAGATGGTTTTATTGATCACATCAACAGGGTAAGAACAGATAACCGGATATCAAATCTTCGTCTTGTCACTCATTCCGAAAATATGCAAAACAGGAAAATTCAGAAGAATAATAAATCTGGATACCGTGGCGTGTCTTGGGATGCTAAGTACGGGAAATGGAGAGCAAGAATTAATGCGTCTGGAAAGTGTATTAACCTTGGATACCATGACACTGCCGAACTTGCCGCTGCGGCTTTTGAGGCAGCCAGAATGAAATATCATACCGTTTAAAGATGTAAGCTGCCGTTAGTGACTCTTAAGTTGCAACGGTGGCTTTTTTTATTTGGGTCAGTCGTATAAAGGTCATTACGGAAGGCTGTTAACCTTCTTATCGTGGTTCGAGTCCACGCTGTCCCGCCAAACATGCTGGTTTAGCTCCAATGGTAGAGCAACTGACTTGTAATCATCAGGTCGCCAGTTCGATTCCGGTAGCCGGCACCATATGCGGGTACCGTATAATGGCTATTACCTCAGCCTTCCAGGCTGATGATGCGGGTTCGATTCCCGCTACCCGCTCCAGATTTATTATCAGGCTCGCTTCGGCGGGCTTTTTTTGTATCTGCGCCACGCCCGGCGCATATCAACCACAGAGCCTTTCGGGGGTGAGCTTACGGAGTGGTCAGTGTGACTTTCTCTGTGGGCAGATCGCTCCCGGGCGTTGGCTCACCCACCCAAAGGAACGTCACGATGTTTGGTATTTTTGGTAAAAAAGCCCGCCGAGCGGCAGTGGAAATTAAAAAGTTTGAGAAACGTGATCTGGCACAGGCGGTTATTAATGCTGCCTATCTGGTGGCCTATGCAGATGGTGAATGTGAGGCTTCAGAGAAAGCGAAGATCGAGCAGGTCTTGCGTAACCAGCCTGCGTTGTCCGCGTTTACGTCAGAAATTAATGCGATTAGCGCAACCATTATCGGTCAGCTGGATACGAACTTTAAAATTGGTCGTCGAGCGGCATTGCGTGAAATTGAAGATGTGAAACACGATACGCGTGAAGCGGAAGATGTGCTGGATGTGGNNAAACAGCCTGCATAATGCTTGATTTTTTTATTTGCTGTTTATTAAAAACACTTCTGCATGGTGAATCCCCCTGTGCGGAGGGGCGATCAGCAACCAGGTATATGGGATAATCGCGGATTCAGGTGCTGATACTGAACTCACCGGGAGGCACCCGGCACCATGCTTTGCCACAAAAGTGTTGTTTCTGTTTTTCTCAAACTATCATCGTTATCCCTTTATTTCCGGCTGCGCATGGCGTGGCCTTTTTTTACGACCAGCCACTGGCAGATGGCCATCCTGTAATTTGATTCCGGTTCCGGCTTTTTAACTCTGTTCCTGTACACGGGAGAAATTCGATGTCGATTAAACATTATGATGTTGTCAGGGCGGCGTCGCCGTCAGACCTTGCGGAAAAGCTGACACAAAAACTGAAGGAGGGGTGGCAGCCATTTGGCAGCCCGGTGGCCATCACGCCTTATACTCTGATGCAGGCCATTGCGGCGGAAGGTGATGTCACCACACCTGTGTTGGTGAAGCCGTCGGATGGAGAAGGCACAGTAATCAGCGCCACCAGAGACCCGGAGTATTACTTTGTTGTGGTTCTGGCGGGGCAGTCAAACAGCATGGCATATGGTGAAGGCCTTCCGCTGCCGGAGACATATGACCGTCCGGACCCGCGCATTAAGCAGCTGGCGCGTCGCAGTACGGTGACACCGGGCGGTGTCGCCTGTAAATATAACGACATCATTCCGGCGGACCATTGTCTGCATGATGTGCAGGACATGAGCCGCCTTAACCATCCGAAAGCGGACCTGTCAAAGGGGCAGTACGGAACCGTGGGGCAGGGGCTGCATATCGCCAAAAAATTGCTGCCGTTTATACCGGCGAATGCGGGCATTCTGCTGGTTCCGTGCTGTCGTGGTGGTTCAGCGTTCACCACCGGAGCCGATGGCACATACAGTGACGCGAGTGGTGCCTCGGAGAATTCAACCCGCTGGGGTGTGGACAAGCCGCTGTATAAGGACCTTATCGGTCGAACAAAAGCAGCACTGAAGAAGAATCCGAAAAATGTGCTGTTTGCCGTGGTGTGGATGCAGGGGGAATTTGATTTTGGCGGTACGCCGGCAAATCACGCAGCACAGTTTGGTGCGCTGGTTGATAAATTCCGTGCAGACCTGGCGGATATGGCAGGTCAGTGCGTCGGTGGCTCTGCTGGCGGTGTTCCCTGGATATGTGGAGATACGACGTATTTCTGGAAGCAGAAGAACGAATCCACGTACCAGACGGTGTACGGCAGCTATAAAAACAAAACGGAAAAGAATATCCATTTCGTACCGTTCATGACCGATGAGAACGGGGTGAATGTGCCGACGAACAAACCGGAAGAAGACCCGGACATTCCGGGTATCGGATATTACGGTTCGAAATGGCGTGACAGCTCAGCCACCTGGACGTCACAGGACAGGGCGAGCCATTTCAGCGCCTGGGCACGCCGTGGGATTATTTCCGACCGTCTGGCAACGGCGATTTTGCGCCATGCGGGAAGAGTGGCGCTAAACGCGGGGGCATCATCGACAGTATCAGAGGTGCGCCCTTCATCGCCTTCCGGTGCAGAAGCCACAGGCGTCACAACACTGCTCTCTTACCTTGCCAGCGAGTCAGAGGGAAGCCTGAAAGTACAGGGATGGTCAGCCAGTGGCGGCAGGGCAGAAGTGGTCAGCGATGCGGAGGGAACCGGAGGTAAGGCAGTGAAGCTGACCAAGGAGGCCGGTAAAAGCAGCTGGGTGCTGGAGTACGCCGCGGGCAACGGTGCGGCTCTGTTACAGAAAGGGGGGCAGATTCGCTGCCGCTTTAAGGTTTCGGGAGCGCTGGCTGCGAACCAGTATGTTATGGCGTTTTACTGGCCGGTCTCTTCACTGCCACAGGGCGTTGCCCTGAC